TTGAAGACTAATACCAGGAACAGCAAGAACAATAGAACCACTCAATTCGTTTCTGGTAGCAGTAGGAGTTCCTATTGCAGAAATTGATGATGGGGTAACTGTTGATGCTGTTGCAGAAGTTGTTGAATTGGCACACAGAAGTATTGTATTAGTTACTGCTGTGAGTGGTTCTGTTGGTGGTGTGAAGTTTGCTGTGTAAAGTCCTGTGCCTTTTACAATGCGGAAGTTACTAACAAATCCAAAAAGATCATTAGAGTTACTTAAACTCTGACCAATGTATAGATCTCTAGAAATATAGTTGTTTGAATCACTAAAAGATCCACTCAATTTTCCATCAACAAATGCTCTTGTAACTCCTGAGTTTCTGCATATGGCGACATGCATCCATTCATTATGACGCATTGAAATATCATCTATCTCTACTCCAGAATTTTCATAAAAATAAAGTTTGTTTTCTGTTTGATCTTTAAAGAGTGCTGGATATAATCCATCTCCACCACTTCCACGAAAATCAAATAAAGCGTGGTAAGTGCCTTCATCTTTAAGATAATAAAATCCCTCTATAGTAAAATCACCTGTTCCAAGGTCAAGAGCAGCAGTATCAGCAATACTCAATCCCTGATTACCATCAAGTTTCAGACATCCATCAAAACCAAGTGTAGATACTTCTGGTCTCAACTGACTGACATAAGCATCAGAAGTTGTAGGAGCACCATTTTGTGGTTGTGGTAAGTCTTCTCCTTTCAGTTTGATAATACTATTAGGAGTACAGTGGAAGTCAGCACCAGGATTAGAACTATCATTCATAGGCAGATAGAATCCGTTGACACCAAATCCACCTCTACGATTTACATCTTTTTTAATCTTTGTTGGTGAATGTGGCATCCACTGACCAGGACGGAAATCAGTTGCTTGTGTAGAACCAACAGAAATATATCCGTCTCCATCTTTATAGAAACCAAACACATCTGGTGTGAGTGCTTGACCGTCTACCATAAAGACATCACACATTTCACCATTAAAAAACTCAGTTGTACCATTATAAGCGCCAATGTATTGAGTTATAATTTCATTAAAACTAGTCTGAAAATTTTTATTCGGATATCCTGCATTATTATCTGGTGTTAATGCACCATTGACATATATTCTAACTCTTGCACTATCTTGTTCTAATGTAGTGTTGAATGCAACCATAACATGCATCCAATTGCCAGGATCCCTGCTTTTTCCATCTGCTTGAACATTTCCAGATGCAGCACCATTTAAGAATAATCTCAAACTATCATTTGGTGTAGTATAATCAAATCTCCACCCACAATCTCCACCACTTCCACCAGATGCTCTAAAAAGATTTTGACTACCCGCATAATTTGCAGTAAAAATACTTCTCTTTACCCATCCACTCCAAGTAAATACTTTATTATCACCAGTACTGGTAGGAGTTCTCTTTAAATGTTCGTTTGCCATTATTTCTTACCTCAACCTAAAGTAGTAGAACCAGTGGGGAAATAATCCGTGATTATCTCTACCCAGTTTGTGCCGTTATAAAACTCCAAGGCGTTATTAGTGCTATTCTTTCTTATGTAGGCTTCAGTTCCAGATGGTCTTTGTGCAGTTGTACCCGTTGGAAGTGATACTGCATCTGTATTAGATGCTAAATCAAGTGATACTGATGGATTAGCAGTTCCGATACCAACCAGACCAGCAGCAGTTATACGAAGTCTTTCTTGTGCAGCGGTGCCAAATCTTAGGAAATCGTCATTAGTACCATGTTTGAACTCTACATAACCCCTATATCTGTTAGAACCAGATGTGGCATCACCAAAGTAAATACCACCATAGTTTGATGTTCCTGAATGTATTTGAATTGCTGAATCTTCACTCCCAGTACCTAATATCAGAGTTCTGTCATTAGTTTCAGTATAGATGGGAAAACTTCCATCATTTCCAACGCCAAGATTACCAGCAGAAGTTATACGAAGTCTTTCTGTTGGTGATGACGAACCATTAGAACTCGTCTTAAATAAAAGATCTGACGGCATATCCGTCGTTGAATCAATATCACCAGAAACAACTGCTTCAATTATTGCCCCTAGGTTATTAGAGGTTCCGTCATCATTATATCCTCTCCAATCTATTCTACCTAAGGAGTCACTGTTTGCTACTTCTGAGGAATTACCAATTGTGTTACTTTTACTTCTATAGAATGTTAGTCTTCCACCGTTGGTAGCAGTAGATGAGTATGCAAGGATATCAATACCATCCTGAGTATTAGTAAAAACTTGTAATTTACCACTACCAAAAGAACTAGTATGATTTACTAATACATCACCACCAGAAGTTATACGAAGTCTATCTACACCTAATGTTGTGTCTTCTATTGCAAACCAGGCAGTTCCTTTTAATTTCCACTTCTGACTATTATCAATATCATCTAATAAAATGTATGGAGAATTACTTGCGATATGAAGATCTTCTTCTGGATTAGCAGTTCCGATACCCAGTCTACTATTCTTTAACGTGAGTATATCAGTAACACTCCCAGCAACACCATAACCTAACCTTACCGTGCCATCTGGAGAAGCTGGTTGGTAAAGTGTGTAGTTATTAGCTGCAGTCCCATCTTGACCAACCTGTAGATTGTTAACCTTTAATGTGCTCACAATATCTCTGCTTTATTGTTATTTATCACTCTGCTGGTGCTTCTGGTTTGTTTGCAATCAAAAATGCTTTATATGATTCTTTAACTGCATCAGTCCATGCAGCATTACAGATTGATTGTACATCAGCATCTTCTTCACTGATGTCTGTATCTACCAGGTCATCACTCTCATTAAGTGATCCACAATTGAGTGCATGACGATGGAATGAACGGGTGAGTTCTACACCATCTCTCTCGATGATGGTTGCTTTACGTACTTGTACTGCTTTGTATGTACCAACGACTTCGATCTTGTCGTTTTCAAATCTTTCAGTAAGTGCCATTAGGATTGTCCTCCGAACTAAACAGGTTTAGGCGTACTATTTATTAGATGTTAATTATACATTAGCGACGTAAGTTCCACCTATCAATGCTACCCAACTAGTATCAACACTTACGGATTGAATTACATTTCCTGGTGTATTAGCTATCAGTACTAAATGAGAACCTCCAGCTGCTGTGTAAGCACCCATCCAGGTTGTGCCAGCTGGCATTGATATATTATTAGCATAAGATACATTTATTGACGCATAACCTCTGTTTGTATCGTTTAATGCTACAAAAGGAAGACCGCCAATACGCATAGTACCTGTAGCAGTTGATGATGTAACTGTCATTCTAATTTGGAAATGAACTAATTTACCAACTTTTACATAATATCCATATTGAAGAGTGTATGTTGATGATCCTGCTACAGTCGCTCCAAACATTGTTGGAAGGAAAGTGCCTTCTTCATAATCATCTAAAAGATTAGAACTTGGATTACCTGATGTTGCATAGGCACTGAAGTTAATACCATTTCCCGATGAAACTTTTAAGTTTCCATCAAGTTCAAGGTCGGCAGTAGTTACGCCAGTAGATACAAATCTGATTGGATATGCAGTTGTATTCTGTCCATGATACAAACGACCAATCTCATAATAAGTTGATGATGGCGAACTGTTATATCTAACTCTCTGCTGGGCAAGTATATCAGCAGTACCTGTTCCATGATTGTAAGTGATGGATTTATATTCTCCTCCTGACCAGCCACCATAAATATCAATTGCTCTAGTTTCAGAATTACTTGCATCAGAACCAATGTTTAGGTGTGCATGTGTTGTTCCATTTGAAACACTACCTTTTAATCTTATTTTAGAAGTGCTTTCAAAATCTAAAGTATTTTCTGAATGATCAAATATGAATTTTTGAGCTCCACCAGTTGCGAATATAAGATCGGCATTTGCATAATTCCAGAAGTAAAAATCTGAGTTAAAAAAGGTTATCAATCCGCCTACATTTGACGCCACTCCCGAATTATTATTAGTAAAGTAAATTTCTGATGGTGAAGTTGTACCAGTATCTGAGTTATGGATATGTATAAATCTGGATGACGAAGCAGCATTACCTGATGTTGGACTATCAGTTCCTATGCCAACATTACCATCAGAAGTTATACGAAGTCTTTCTGTTCCATTACCAGCACCAATAATTACTGTGTTTGTGAGAGTCGATGTCCCGGTAATATTACAACCAATAATTGTGTTACCCGACCCAGTTGTAATTGAAGTACCAGATCCAAATCCAATGGCTATATTCGTATGTCCGCTGGTATTTGAAGTGAGTACTCCAGTACCGATACCAGTATTGCTGTATCCTGTATCGTTTTCTAAAAGAGTCCATCGGCCAACTGCTATATTACTATTTCCGCTTGTATTAGCGCGAAGGGCATACTGTCCAACGGACGTATTGTCTATTCCGCCAATATTAGATTTAAGGGATTGTTCACCAACAGCAGTGTTTCTGTATCCTGTGGTATTATTGTTTAATGCGCTTAGGCCAACTGCTGTATTTGTGGACTGATTACCAGCACCCTGACCAACTCTTACACCATTGAATGATGCATCGCCAGTTACATCGTCACCCCAACTTAAGTTTCCAGATGCATCTGATGTTAAGAATTTACCAGCAACAATATTATTTGGGAAAGTTAAAGTATAAGTTGCAGCTGCACTATGAGGAGGTGATTTTAATTTTATACCATGACTTTGTGCTGAACAATTAAGTTGTAAAGTACCGTCACCACCACCAGCACCTCTAACTTCAACTACACCAGTTCCATTCGGTGTAAGTTTTATATTACCATTAGATGTACTTGTATTAATTTCTCTTGCTTGTACATCGAGATTTCCACCAAGTTGTGGAGTAGTATCCTCAACTACATTTTTGAGAAATGTACTCGCTAACTTACCATCAGCAATAGAACCTGCTAGTTGTGCATTAGTGATAGTTCCAGTCAGGTCAGTTGTTGGCAATGATCCACTTAATGTAGTTGCAGCAAAAGTTCCTGTGATACTAATATTACCGGTTCCCGTTATATTATTACTATTAAGATCTAAGTTACCACCAAGTTGTGGTGTAGTGTCATCCACGACATCAGAGATTCCTCCTCCACCGCTACCGCCCTGATCTGCAACCCATGCATAATCAGAACCATTCCAACTTAGAATTTGACCTGAAGAAGCTCCACCGGAATTCAGATGGTTATCTACATTAGAGTCTCCATAGGAACCACCTCCACCCGATATTGTTGTCCAAGATACAGCACCAGAAGCACCACCAGATGTTAATACTTGACCACTAGTTCCATAGTTAGCGCCACCAATACCAATTTGTCCACTAGGTCCAACACGAAGTCTTTCTGTTGCTCCTGTTCTTACTCTGAATATATTTGCAAGACTACTATGACTTGCACCATAGAGATTAATATTTGCTCCAGTATTGGATGCAGTATCACCAGTAACTGTGAAAGAACTATTACTTACATCTCTTCTCAGTGTACCATTGTGTGACACTATTTCACCACTAGAATCTATCTGAAGTCTTGTTGTTCCACCGGTTTGAAGATCTAATGTAGCGCCATTTATAAATCCAAATGCATTACCAGTATCATCAGAATTTCTGAAATCAATTTTTGGTAATCCAGCAGTTCCATCATTTCTTAAGATTATCTGTCTTGCATTACTAATAAATTTTGAATTGCCATCAGAATCTACGCGAAGTCTTTCTACTCCTTCTGTAGTTACCTTAAAATGACCATCTGAACCTGTATCTACTACTTCAGCCTCGGTATTACCCTCAGACATTTTATCGGAGACTCCTCCGCCTCCTCCACCGCCAGACTGATTAACCCAACTTAAATTTCCTGATCCATCAGTCTGTAGTACCTGTCCACTACTACCAGATGTACCTGGAAGTGTGAATGTGACGTTACCTATAAAATCACTATGTGGAGGTGATTTTAGAGATGCATAATGAGCATTGTTTGATTCGCAATATAAACGTACTTCTGATTGAACGCCAGTATTTTTAACACCAAGCACCCCACTGGATATCGTTAAGATATCAGTTCCGTTTATCTGTAGATAACCGTCGTTAGCTTGTCCAGCTCTAAATCCTGCGCTCATTTTATTACTTCTTTATAGTTGTATTTATCAATCTTCCGGTGGTTCAATAATTTCTACAGCATCACCTTTTATTGCTACACCATCAACACAAGTGTAGTAATAGTTATGATCCCAAGTTTCTCCTTCTGGAAGAACTCCTTCAACGTATTCATCAGTATCTAAGTTGGATGGAAGCATTGTTCCGCTATAAATCCAACTTCCGTCGTTTACTTTAAAAATGTGCATCATAGTTTTAGAAATGGTTATACATTAAATGGAAGAACCCGTATCCAGATCCACCATAGGTTCCGTTGGTTTTTGTGATTCTAACGATAGTGCTACTTGGTTTTGAAAAAGTCCAACTACCAGCTTGGGAATGGGTTTGCTCAATCCCATTGCCCATTACATTAACACTCGTTCCACGACTACTAAACCATACAGTTCTGTGAGCACCATAGCTGGTAGTATAATAGTGGTTATAACCCGCAACGAGGTAGAAACTGTTACCATAACCACCCTCAGATGGAACAGGAAAGTCCCAATTATATGTAGTATTATTAAGCAGTAAGAATGATTGGTAGATGTTTCTAACACCATTCATCTCAAATTGAGCGTCAGAAGTTATTTTCAGACTTTCTTTCAAAGTTTCATTATGTGAAGTATAAAAACTTAAAGATGTTTTTTCACTATTTTCTCCTACACTTTCATGATTTGCTACAACAGCAGCACTACATCCATCTGTGGAGTGCAATGCTCCGGAGAACATAATTCCAGATTTAGAATTATCAGCATTATCACTTGCTTGACATAGAATCTGACAAGAACTTCTTAAATAACCATGATCAGCGCCAATTGCTGTTGTAGTACCAGTGCTTGAAACATGTAATTTAGCTAAAGGAGCAACATTACCATATGCATCAGCACCAATAGCAACATCACCACCAGAACTTATACGAAGTCTTTCTGCTCCTGAGGTTCCTGTCTTAAATACAAAGTAACCAGAGTCAAACTCCATTAATGCACCAGCATTGGTAGCTCTGTAATTCTGTTTAAATATTGTTGAGGTATATGAAGAATTATTGTAAGTTATATCAAGACCAACAGCACTACCAGCATTACCACCAAGTTTAAGAACACCATTGGAATTAGTTGCTGTTTTTACATGCAAATCTGCAGCAGTGTTGTCATTTATATTAATACCAACTTTACCACCGTCAGCAATTGCAAATCTTGTAGTTGCAGTACCAGTACTACTAAACTCATCAATTCTAAAAGTAGATGCTAACCAACTATTTTGATCGTAATAAAAACCCCATTGTCTAGCGGCAGAACCCTTTACATCTAGGAAATATTCACCGCCGCTACCTACTTCTAACGATAATTTAGAAGTTGGAGAATTAGTCCCCAATCCTGTATTACCATTATTTTTAAAGAAAGCAGCACTTGTTACATTGGAAGCACTACCAGACCCGCCTCCATCTGCATATCTTATTGTAAGACCATCACCCTGTCCAACTAACCACCAGTCTCTTGATTGACCTGTATCACTAATACAAATTGCGGGGTTGGTATCATCTTCGATTACTAATGTTGCTTGTGAGTTACCATAGGATGTGGGGTTAGTCGAGTTGATTCCAATATTACCAGCAGAAGTTATACGAAGTTTTTCTGCTGAAGTATTATTTTCTGTTGTATGAATAGCAAAAAAGTTATCGGTTGCAGCACCTGAACTATGATTTCCTTCTTTTCCTGCACGAAGAATTATATTAGATGCAACGGTATTCTCAAGACCAAGTTTTATATCAACAGTTTCATTAGTTCCACCACCACTTGTATTCTTAAATGTTGCTAATGTTGCTTCACCATCAACACTTGTTGCTACTTCTAAAGTTGCTGTTGGATTATCAGTTCCGATACCAACCAGACCAGCAGCAGTTATACGAAGTCTTTCATTACTAGTAAGATTATTTGCTGAAGAAGTTCTGAATATAATTTGACCATCATCTTTATTAGTAGTATCACTTCCTGCTGTTAGTGCAATTTCTGCAACTGGTGTCCCATTCCAATATCCTTCAATTGCTAATAGATGACTATTCGCACCTGTTCTATTACAATCAGAAGTTATCTGTGCATAATGATTCTCTGTTGTTTTAAATGTTAGTCCACTCGCATTGTTATTAAGAATCTCTAAGTGGTCACTTGGATTATCAGTTCCGATGCCAACATTGCCATTATGCTTTATAATCATTCCAAGAGTTCCAGCACCAAATCCTGGATGCGATGAACCCGCTGCAGCATATTCAAATCTAAGTGGAGCATTTGCTCCATCACTATTATTAACACCTACTAACCACTGACCTGTATCTTTATTAATTAAAAGACCAGCATCAGCACCACTTGTTCTAGCAATTTCAATATAGTTACCAGCTCTAGTAGGTGCATAAGACGGTTGGACAGTATCACCAACTGTTAAAGTATTGTTTGGTGAATCTTCTAAAACACCGACACGATTATTTGCAGCGTCAACTACTAAAGTTGTCCCATCTACTCCAAGATCTGGTGTGACAATACCAGTTGTTCCGTTAATAGTTACAGCCATGTTATACTACCGTCCATACAGACCCGTTAGGGATTGTTACCGTTGCGCTATTATTTATTGTTATGGGTCCTGCCGACATAGCATTCTTTCCAGAAGTAATTGAATAACTAGTGCTTACAGTTGGATCATTCTCATAGAATACAGCATCTCCACCTGCACCTCCAGCACCACCTAAACTTCCCCAACTAGAACCATCGTAACCTTCATATCTAGCATAGTCATTATTAAATCGCAACATACCAGTGTTCGCTGAACCTGGTCTTTGAGCAGTTGTACCAGCCGGAATGTCAACATATCCAGTACCATTAATACTTAAACTACCTGCACTATCCCATGAAGGTCCAGGTGCTGCAATCTTTGCAGAAGTTACTGACCCATCAGAAACAGTACCAATGTCAAGAATATGACCGTATGAAATTATGAAACAACTAATTCCAGCAGCTGGAGCAACTGCAAATTCAATTTGGTTTCCATTGATTGTGTAACCAACATTACCAGATCTATCTGGTTCCTGAATAATACCACCAAGTGATACTAATAAATGTTCTGACGATATAGCATAAAAATCTTGATCTACACCATTTACGACTCGGTGTAGATCAAATCCAGTTAAAGTTCCATTAAAACTAGATTCAATATTTTTTAATACAATTACTTCACCAAATGATGGTGTCCTTCCGATATATGCCATCAGTTACCTCAAGTTTGTTCTAGAACACTGATGAGCACATCCACACTTGATGCAGTATCTGAAACTATTTTTATTGCATCTCCTGTCTGTAAAACAAATTTGTTTCCAGCATTAAATTCAAATGATGTTCCATTTGGGATTGGAATATTTTTTACTAGATAAACATCATCCCCGGTTGCTTTATCTACTCTCAAATCAACGTTTATTTGATTACCTGTGATGTTTGAGACGTTTAACCCAATTACGACCGCTACAGTACCGGAGGCGACCGTATAAACGGTAGCTTCAGACGTACCTATAGCCGTGTCTGTATAACTTTTAAATATATTTGCCATGTTATTATCCTAATGCGATTGCAAGAGCAAGGGCATCATTTACTGCAGCGGTTGTGGCCTGACCACCAATATCTACAATTGTATCAGATCCTGTTCCATCACCTTGTCTGACATATAGTTTTCCATCAGCAGTATTAATTGCTAATTCCCTTAGGGATAAGTTGCTTAAAGACGGCACTGCACTCGCAGTAGCACTAGACTTTAATTTGATTGTTGTTGCCATTTTAGCTCAACTCCGAATAAAGGTATATACCTACAAAAAAGAGGGATATATATCCCTCTTCTATTTATTGATTTTGATTCGCTTCTATTTCATCAATTTGTTCATCACTTAAATCTAATGCTTCCATTTCAGCATCATCAGGAATTATAAGTTCATTGACATTATTTTCTTGATTAATCATATCATCGATATTACTGATACCCATTTCATCCAATAAATCTTGTGGTGGGCCACCATAATTAGCAACTACTTCTTCAGTTGAAATTTCATCTGGGATAATATTAAGTTCAACATCATCAGTAAGTATATTTTCTTCAGACAAAGACTCCCCCTGAAGAGATTTTATGTCTTCTACATCTAGATTAATATCATCTCTAGCTGGATCACATAGTGATATTGATTTATTGTTTATATGGTGATGGGCATAAATTCTATTACCATCACTACATGGTGTAAATGAAATTGTATAATATCCAACAATTGGATCAAAAGCAGGTAGAGGAGTATCTGCTTCTACAGATTTCTTTACTATTTCTGATAAATCATCTGGGAGCAACCTAGATTTTAGTTGCTCCTCACATGCTTGTCTATTTTGTTCGTCTAGAAATAAATTCAATTCATCTTCTTGCGAATCTGTTAAAAAGAATGACATAGTAGTCTCCGTTAATTAAATATTGATTTGTGAACCAACAACAGAAATAGATCTTTCAATATGAGTCTTAGGATTAAGTCTCGTAACATCTACATTCATTATCTGTCCCTGGAATTCAGATAAGTCTCCCATCTTAGGCAACATAACCTTCCTTGCATCATCAGGTCTACTGACTGGAGTAATCTCTCCTCTGGTATTTAGTAGAGGAGTCTGGTTATATGTTCTCTTATCAATTCTAAAAGCAAAGTTATATCTGTCATAACCTGCACGGTTAGCACGAATAACATTGTTACCAGGTACAGTAAAGTCATTAGATATTCTAGTCGAAAGAACACCACTATTACCAACAGTCAAACCAGCTGCTAGTGAGTTACCAGAGAAGATAAGTGATGCATTAGGAGCATTATCTCCTGCTTTCTTGACTCTAGAAGAGATAATAGACCAAGTACCATCACCTGAAGTAGCAACTGCGGCATTTGATCTCAGTGTTAATGATGTATCAGATGCAATAGAACTAACTGTTCCAACCCAAGTAGGAGTTGAATCATTTCCTTCTTCACTATAAAGTTGATCACCAGGAAGAATATCATTAGTAAATGTTGTGCTAGAACCAGTAACAGTAGTACTACCAGTAGTAGCAGTTATATTACCAGATGGTTCAAAGGAATTGATGTTGAAACTTACACCACTATCTTGAGAAGGCCAACCAGTTGGTTTGTAATGTTGGACACGACTAATAATTAATCCTTCAGTAATTCTAGAACCAGTACCACCACTTGTGATTTCACCATTAGAGATATCAACAACACCATCCTGAAGACCAATATTCAATTTAGTAGTGGATGGTGACCACTGATATTGAGCAACATCATAAGCACCAACATAACCAAATTCTGAATTGGAAGTATTCAATCCTGCATACAAACTACCACAAGTTAAGTGACTATGATTAATTGGATAGAATGAAGTATTTTCATTACCACCACCCTCATATGAAGGTACAGTAGATGTATTACTCATCCAAGATTCAATACTTGAACTACTCTGAATCTGCATCATTAAATTACTAAAACTAGTTTTACTCGAATAACGTCCATTAAAACCAACCCATCTTGGAGTTGTTGGGTGTGCAGATAACCAAACACCATTGTTGTATTGTCTACCCCACTGAATTGCAGAGGCACCATTCAATCCTAAACCAAGTACTTTTGAACCAGTAGAAGATAATGCAAAGTTACCAATCCATCCAGCACGACCAGTAATTCCATTAGTAGTATTAATGTAGTTACTAATATTTGCGTACCACATACGATACTGACCAAATTTCATTTTAAGTCCAGTATCACTATAGATAAATTTATCCATAACAGGACCATTAGTAACAAAATTACCGGTTCTATGACTTACAAAAATATCTCCAACACTCAACCACTGTTGTTTATGAGTATGACCAGAATATAAAATATGATTAGATGAAGTAGATAATGTAATTATAGAATATCCTTGTGCATCAACTGCGGCAACAGAAGAAACTTGACCACTATAATTTACTACTGTTGGCGAAGCTTGATTATCAGTATCTGATACATCGTCTTCATATGAATATCTGATCGTATCACCTGGTTGAATTCTTCCTGCCCTATTTGGAAGTATCATCGTAGTGTTACTAGATCCCAATGCAGCATTGTTTGAACGATAACTAGAACCACCTTGAGAAGGATATGTCCAACCACCATAGTTAACAAACAAGAATCCATAATGTCTCATGTCTGTACTTCCAGTATATTGTTCGGGAAGTGGATCAGCAAGATAAAGATCAATTCCACCAATACTACCATGATCACCAATGTCTATAATTCTAGACTTGAATATCTTACATGCACTAGAGTTACTCTTGGAGTCAGATAAATTCCAACCAAGTTGTAGTTCATTTCCATTTCCACCAGGCGTTGTATTTGCGTCATTTAGAAGTGCTTTATCTAGTGAAAGAACAACATTATCTTCAGATGCACCATAGTAGTACATTAGAATAGAACCACCAGTAAATGTATTAGTAGTAGTACTATTGAACGTTAATGTAGTCTTACCATTAGAAGCATTGTATGACTTCTTAGTAACTCTTCTCTGCCAATATCCACTTTGACCAGGATAGTAAACTACTCTGTCAGTACCATTTGCAGGTCTTGAACCAGTGATAGTTGTACTTGCCACGGTGGTGGTGTTTGGAATCCCAGCAATACTGACTAAGTAAGTACCAGTACCACCTTTACCAGACAATGAAACTCCAGTTGGTTCAGAATAACCAGCATATCCAGAAATGTAAGCATTTGCAGGAATACCAGTACCACTAATAGATTGACCTAAGAACAATCCACCATCAGAAACAGAAGTAACATTTAAAATACCAGTATTTGATAATGATGCAGTGTATGTACCATCAGTCTGGATGTACATAGTATCACCAGACCCAATAACAACCTCGGAACTACCAGAATTTACGGTAGCAGCATCCAAAGTATACCATCTATAACCATAGAATCTAATTCCATTGGATGTCATATAATAACCAGCACCAGATAGTCTATTGGTTCCACCAGGAGACCAGTACATCTTACAAGTTGCAAGTGAACTTACAGAATTGTAGAGGGCACCAGTATCTCTAGCATTATTAAAGAGATGGAATCTATACCAGTAGTTGAAATACTTTGTAGTACCACTAGTAAATTTACCACTAAGTCTGAGGTCACCAGCGCGGTTAGTTGATACGTTAGAACCAGCAACTCCTAGAGGAGAACCAATCTTGAAACTAGATGTATTAAATGGTGAATTGCTGAAATTAACACTCAGATCTCTATAAGGTAGATGTACTACTTGACCAATAGAAAGTTTTTCTTTAGCAGCAGTTTGATCATCATCAGATTTGATGTTGATTTTAGCAACAGTAGTATTATACTTTCCATCTGGGGCAATATATCCATGAGTTACAGTACTATTTGTAATTGGATTTGCACTTGTACCAGCAATTCTCTTAAGTCCAGTACATGAAACATCTACTGGGTCAGCAAGTTTAAGTGAAGTTGGAGTAAACCCACCAACAGTAACATCTTGTGACAAACTCTCTAGTGGATCTAGACCTTCCCAATCACGAATATATGATGGGAAGTATTGTTCCATATCTCTTTGTAGAGTGATGGTATATCCAGTGTTTGAAGTAGGATCTCCAACCTTAGCAAAATCACATAGTTCAAGATCACCAATCAATATCTTACCTTTTTCAGGCCAGTAATCTAGAACATTATCGTTATCAAAGATATCGAATCTTGTATTGGATGGATAAGTTGGGGTGTATTCAACGTCCTCAAGCATGATAACAATATTTGCACGGATGTCAGCAGTATTGTTCTCATTAGCATACTTATATACACCAACATAAGGTTTGTTTGGATATGACTGATCATCTTCAGCAATCTTGTAATAAGTACTTCCAAAGAGAATATAACTTCCTGGTTTAAACAGTGTCTTCGCTTTCTTGAGTGCGGTTACCAAGTTAGCAGTACTTGGGTTATTAATACTATTAAGAACAAAACAGTTTGTTGGTAAGATACCTATTACTTCACCAGGTTCAAACATCTCAATATTATCAGTTAGGTTTCTAACTGCTGTCAATGTGATACCAGATGTAACAACTGAAGAGGAAGGTGATGATGTGCTTCTAATTGTAAATTGGTCAGATTCTAAATGACCAGAACCATATGAAATAAAGTCAAGTGTGGTAATGTTTCCAGAACCGTTTGTTGTTAAATATGCTTGACCAGGTGTTGATCCTGGTCTTTCTGAGTGTAGATAAACTATAGAACTTCTAGTCAGATTTGTTGTAACTGATCCAGTCTTTTCAACTTTAATCTCAGAATGAATTTCATACTGAGTACCACTTTCAATTAGATTGAGATTTGAGTGACCTTGATAATTAACTTTTGCATATCTAGAAGTTGTTGTTGCTGTATACTTGTATCTGTTTGTAGTCAGGTAACTTGTTAGGAATAGTAAATTTGAACCTTCAGCAACACTGAGAGGAATTGAACCACTAAATCTGACTTTTGCGAGTCTATAAGCACCACCACTTGTTGCAGAACCAGCAGCATTATATGCGGTGTTTGGTAATGTAACATTAGTTACAGTTGCGTATGATGTGCTTATATTTGTGGTCTTAACAATCTTAGATGCAAATGCACCAACGAAGATGTTCTTAACAAATTCAGCATCGTTAACTGGATAAAGGAATGTTAATTCTTTAGATAATATAGAACCACCAACAGAACTTCCATTAGAAACAGTAGAACCACTATTGTTCCATCTTAGTCTGAATGCAGATGCATCACCAGATGTATAATTTGTGTTTAGATCATTATATCTAACTGGTTTTGGTGTTAAGAATCTTTCGTTAATCTCAGTTCTTGTTAAAAGTCCTCCAGCTGGAATAGTAACTGCAGGGAAGATTTGATTTCCATCAGAACCATTTACCTGTGCAAATGTGACTGATTCACCTTGATTAAATCTTCTTATTGCCTGATAACTAGAAATCGGGAACGTTCTTGAATCAGCATCAGATAGTTCTCCATAAGGAGTCTTAGATGGTTCCAAGAATAGAGTTTGGTCTGAGTTGAAACCAGAGACTCTTTGGAAGTCCTCGTCATCTCTAGCAACACCAAGTCTTCTTGCATTTAGTCCACCCAATGCCTGTAGTGAGTTATCATCTTCCATCTGTAGTAGTTCTACAGAGTGTCCATATGTGAACGAACCACCAGCACGTGAATTACCAGTATACATCAATCCAGTCCAATCTAGAGATAAATTACCTCTAATTCTGAGACCAGTCAGTGAAAGATTTGAACCTCTAGCGCGAATTAGTCCACCAGCATATCCACCACCAAACGTGTTTGCTTGAGTAGTAGATGGAGACATACCACCAATTGTACAATTAGCAAGAGAGAATGGTACGTTAGAACCAGGAATAGCATTAACGTTAACAATTGGTGAACAGAAGTTACCAGTACATGGTAGAGCAGCTGCTTTAAATCTCTTTCTTAAAGTTCTATGGTTATTAGGCCATGATAGATAGATATTCTTACCAATAGCATTATCTCTGGTAGTACCAGAGTCTAGGTAAGGACAAACAGGAGCAAGAAGGTTAGATTTAGCAACTGCAATAAACTGTTCATCATTAGAGAATCTTGTAGTAGAAGTATTAACTGTAGCACCATTCACATCAATGAAACCTCTACCGTCTTCAATAGTTGCGGTAAATGTTCCATTATATGCTGTTATAGTACCAGAAACATTAAAACTAGTAATTACACCATTAGTTCTATTAATAGAAATAACTGCACCAACACCAGTTGCACTACCGGTCGGAATTAGAGTTACTGTAGCACGACCGTTATAGTCACTACCACCACTACTTAATGCACTATCCAATGCAGTTTTAATTAAAGCTGTAGAAGAAGCACTTGAGAATGTAACTTGATTACTAGTAAATGCAGCACCAGTACCGACACCACCGGAAGCACCTAGAGAGAACGGTGTAAATCCACCAAATCTACCCATAATACCAGAGTTAATACCTCTATTATCAATATATGCTTCAGAAGATGATTGTGGATTTTCAACATTAGTTTCATTATCTCCGGAACTGTATAGTTCACCTGGATTTACTTGCAGTAGAACAAATCTATTCGATGTATTACCAGTAATTCTCTTGAATCCATTAAACTTATATGGAAGTGTAACACCACCATCCTCATTTGTATCATTTCTCATCTGCAGTAGTACAGCAATATAAGAATTGAAATCCCTAAATGGATATGGTTTAATTGAACTATCAATATCAGTACTTGGATTTAAATCAATAACGAGGTTGATTGTTCCTCTATCATAACCATTGATAATACCGAAGACTTCTGGGGTATCAAACTTATCAATTACATTACCAAAATCATCCGATTGAGTAAACGAAACTTTAGTATTTGCAGTAATTATTGCAGTCGTGGGATCACTAAGTGCAATTTCAGTAGAACTGTTAACAGTAATTGTTGTACCAGATGCAATACCAGTACCAAAGATAACATCACCACTTTGCAGAGATGTTGTATCATTTAATGTTAATACACTTACACCAGAAGCAGCTTGTGAAGGAACTGTCTTAATAATAGCACCTTGATAACCACCAGCCCACGCAAAGTTCTTTGGAAGAAGTTCTCTTCTTCTTGCAATACACCAGTTATATGCAAGAGTCGTAAATTCATCACCATCTCTGTTGACAAATACCATATTTGCATTGTTACTATTAACATATGTACTTAAATCTAAGTCTTCAGTAGTGTTCGTAAAGCTGGATGAGTTACCGCCATTTTCGTTACTAGCGGTTGATCTATAAACAGAAACTAGAATTATAATTTTTTCGGAATTAGCACCAGTTGCCCACTCAGTAGGATCTTCCTCAACAGTTCTATTAACATATCTAACGTTAAGAACCTTTGTTGATGGAGTAGCGTTTGATACATCATTACTAGTATTCTGTAACCAGAACATTGTTGTACCAGGAATAATATAATTTCTCGCCCAGATAAATCTCTTATAGTCAGGCACTGATCCACTGGTTCCAGTGAACTGAGCTGCATCAAGAGTTATAGTCATATAACGGGCATTTTGTGTTAGATCCAACGTAGTTCCAGGGAAATTAGTTCCACCTGGATTAAACGAACAATCATCACCACTACCAGTCAATGAAGCAGCTGTATCAAGTTTTGCAAGTAAGAAGTCATCACTGTGAATATATGGATCTAATTTTACTTTACCTGTAGCAGTAGCACTCTGTTTTCCTTGGAATAGAAGACCACCAGGAAGTGCTTTTTCAGATGCAGGGAATCCATCACTAGTCTTAATATACCATGCTTTTCTTATTAGTTTTCTAGCATTAGAAGTTTTTGTATCAGTAGAATAAGTTTCATCTAAAATTTCATTCTTTGTAATAGCATCATTAAGACCCAAGAAGTGAAGATTATTCAGACTAAATCCACCAGTTGACGTTAAACCACCACTAACAGTAGAATTGAAAGCGTCACTATTTCTACCGTACTGATCCCTAAAGGATGGGGCACGATACAAGTAAATACTATCTCCTCTCTTAATAGTAGATTCTAAGTATCCACCCATTCTACCAGCAGAAGTACCAGTCTGTTCCTTACCAGCATAGACATTACTCTTAGTTAACCCAGTACCATTAATAGTAAGTTGACATGGGAATGAAGAACCATCTAGTTTATAATAACCAGGTTTGAGTAGAAGTTCTACATTATCTTGTACACCAAAACCAGATATTTCACACCACTTTTGCGCTTGTGCAAAAGTTGATAATGGAGTGAACTTCTTAACAGCTTGTCTGTTCTGTAAGTTAACACCAAGTGCTTTAGCACTGAATGGATTTGGTAGAGAATTATCAACGAAACTCTCATCAATATCACCAGTATAAGCATCAACTTTTTCTGGGACTGTATATAGAGTTGCAGATTCTAGATCAACGTCTTCTGAGATTGATTCGACTGATGGAATAAATGGTTCTTCTTTTGCCCATCTATCATAGAAGGAAACTGTAGTTGTACAACCAGCAAAGAATACGTTTTTACTTGGTACACCAGCAAGACCATTATTATAAGATGTTGTATATGTATGACCAGTATCATTGGCGGAAGCATTAGGTACTTTTCTTACAAGAACAAGGTTTCCGACTGAAGATGATTTATAATAAACGTAAGTAGAGTATCTATATGTTCCTCCAACTGGATTTTCACGTAATGTTACTGCACCACGATCTGGGAAGTTTGACCAATCTCCAGTTGAAATAGAAATTGTTTGTGGTGATGCTGGTGTTGGATTACCAATACTATTAACATCTACGTTTGATGTAATATTTGATCTTAAATACTTAATATCCTTTTCACTAGCAGATACACCATCATCAATTGGGTTTGACCAATGTTTGATAATACTGGTGTAACCACTTGTACCTAAAATATCTTCTAGATATTCTTGTCTAACCTTATAGTTTTGAGTTGGATTTAATGAAATTATATTAGTGGTGTAATCAATACCTGTATAGTAAAGTGACACTAATATTTCAGGGTTTAAATAAGTATCTGTACTTCCAACTGTCCTAAAGTCATTAGATTCAACATACTTAAGTCTCATAGCAACATCAACGATACCAAATGATGGGATACCAGCTGATTCTTTGACTTTAACAGTTGTTGATGTTGGAGTCAGAGCGACAGATTGAGATAAAGAATTATCCATCAAGGTTCTACTTAATGGTTGAATATAAATTCTGTTGTTATCTAGTGTAACATTAGATGCAGAAATAAGTTGTCTCTTGATTCTCCAAGCATCCAGGAACTTAGGAGAAACGTAGAGTCTATCATTAGTATCCGTTGAGATGTAACCAGTTTTTTCTGGTCTTGCACCTTTAACGAAACCAAATGCTTCCTGGTTTGCTTCTGGGAATTTCTCACCATTAGCAATTCTAGTACTTGCAATGTAGAGTCTCTCATTAACAATGAGGTTCTGGATAGTTGCTCTATCGGTAACACTAAGTTTCGCAGTATTGAAGAAATTAGATAGTGCTTTGAGTGCAGATTGACCAGCACTGTTTTTAGCGGTTGTTGCAGTAACGTTAACAACTGCGTTAGAGATTCTATTTTCTAGGTTGGTAATGTCAACATAGTTAGACTCGGATGACTTACGAACCTTAGGAACGTTCAATGTAATGGTTGAAGTACCACCTGCTTGAACAACCTGTGAACCAATATAGAAATCACCGTTAGAGTTTGTACCGGAAGATGCAACGAAACCACCAGCGTTCTCATAACCCTGTGCAATGAACTGTTCATAAGCCTTAAGAACTCTAGTCTGTAGGTTGGGGAAACCAGTTGAATAGTTACCAGAACCAAGACCGACATATTCCCAAGTATGTGAAGAAGCACGTAAGATAGATGGTCTGAAGAGAGGAACAGTTGGTGATGCGTTAGTAATTGATAAAGTATCTGTTTCGGATGGTGCTGTGTAAATCTTATCTTTTTCTACGACAACAATTCTTCTCTCATTTGATTCACCATTAATACCGAATGTATTTTGACTAACTGTAGAAGAAATAGTTGTTAATAAACCATTAGAGCCACGACGGAAAGAACCAGTACCGTAAATACTTACATCAGAAGTTGTATGGTCACTATAACCACTTCTAGCATCCCAAGAAACAACAGGAGCAATAACAGGTATAGTAGTAGAAGAAGATGTAGACCCTGCATATCTCAAGTCTAATGACTGTACAAGTCTATGACATGCTTCAGCAGTCACAGAAGTCATTGATGGAACTTCTTTGAATGGAGTAGTAGCAGTTCCAGAATAGAAGAAAGATGCGTTAGGAACAGATAGATCCTTGACTCTCTTACCACTACCAATAGCTTCAACTAGAACACGAGAATCTGACTGTGGTGGGTTCCAGATCTTTCTGATATCATAAGTTGGACCTTCCTCATTGACAGATGGATATAGGTAGTTAATATTGGAAGATACTCTAGTATTCTTATCGAATAGATTGAGACCTTCAACAACATTGATAGTAAATGATGTTGAATTATTTTCTAGAGGTCTTCTGGTAATTGTTTCCGAATTATTATCAGTACCATACATGAATGTATTAACGTCAGATCTAATAATTGTTAGATAGTAGACGCCATCTCTTACGTTATATTCCCATGCAGTTACTTCCTCGACATCGTATACCTGGAATCTGAAATCTGTATAAGGCATTCCAGTACCATCATTATCTAATCTAGTACCCTTGATGATAAATCTCTTTTCAGGTGGTTTTGGAATAGTTTGAGATGCTTTAGGAATTGTATACTCAACTCTCCACAATAGATCGGATGGAGATGCAGCGCGACTATCAAGATACTTAGAAGTTGTTAGAGTTGATGGGAATCCATCGAAGTACTGCAGTACAGTGATTTCACTAGTACCAGTAATAATTGAGATAGATCCATCTGGGTTTGTTTTTTCAGTAGTCGTAAAGACTGCTTCAGTTGTTGTTGCAAATATAAAGTTTGTTAGAAAAGCATCAGTTGCAGAATCAGCAGCATCTACTTTTATATAAATTTTATTGACCGTAGCATCCCAGAAATAACCTTGCCTTTCTGCATTTTCACCTGCTGTTTCTGATGTAGTTTCACCATTTATAGCAAGTCTTGCTGTATATTTTGTTGTACCACCATCTTCTGTCTCAACAACAGTTTGAATTTTAGCTTCCGAAGCAGCAGAAACACCAGTAGTGTTATAATAATCTCTGAAAAGATTATAATTATTATTGCTACCAAAGTTTAAGAATCTCTTAGTTACTGTTGAGTTAGTCGTATGATCATATGCGTCAACAATAAGTTCTGGAATATCACCTTCGCTACTTAGACCACCAATATCAAGATATATTCTGAATTTGTTTTGATTAGATGTAAATGTTGCTACAGCACCGGCATTGAAATTTTTGTCTGGCTGATCATTCTTTTGCCAAGTTGTATTATAGTCAATTGCGTAAAATTCTGCAGTAGATACTGTAGAAGAGATACCTCTAGGTGGAATGATAGCAGTGATTTTACCTTGTGCTGCAGGAGCAAATGACTGAGCCTGAGATCCTTTTGCACGAAGCGAAATTTGACCAAAGTTAGAGTTAGAGTTAGTGATTGACATATCACCACCACTCTCTGACAAGAACTGGTCTGCATAACCAACAGCAAAGACCGAAACTACCTGAATGAAAGCACCGTCTGTTGCTTTAATGTGGAAGTGTCTCCAAGATGGACGATATTGTGCATCCGGATCTGCATAAATTGGTGGATTTGTAGTACCAGTTGGATCATTGTATGTAGTGTTATTTGGATCACCTTCTGGGTCTTTTGGTTGCCAGAATGCGTTATTATCTCTTTGTAGTGAAATGCCCGTAAACTGTGCAACAACCATGGATTTAAAGCTCTTCTCAGAGACTTTACTACCATCAGTATGCATACCGCAAAGTCCGAAAACAGAACGTAGCGAGCAGTTAAAGATATAAGGAGAACAACCATTAACAGTGTCAATAGTTGTACTTAGAGTTCTATCGCCAACAATTTCAAATTCTTCTCTTCTTGCTTTTCTTGTATTACCACCATCAAGGGTTGTATCCCAGTGGTCAATCTTTTTGTAATATGTTTCAAGTTCACCATCAGCAGTTCTTTGGTCTGCATATGTGAATGAAACAACTCTATGGTGAGAATATGCAGCGTCCGCAGCAGTTGCGAATGTTGGAATACCAGATGAATATGTAACACCATTTGCAGGAGCTGTTTTTGCATCCTTAAAGGTCATCTGCCAGAAGTAGCAACCACCAGTTACCTTAAATATTGCAGTTCTCTCATATACACCAGGAGTCTTCTCAACCAGGGTGGTATAAGTATCTGGGTTATTGAGGATGATTGCAAAAACACCATCAGCAGATACTGAAGAAGGTCCACTAACAGCACCACCAAGTGCTGCAAGACCAGTATCAATACTAGAACAATCTCCACCACCTGCTGTATAGTCTACACCAGAAGTATATGTTGGTTGTGCAACTGTACTACCAGAAACTGAAGTATGTGTATATCCAGAACCAAATGTATGAGCAGCTTTAATAGCAACTGTCATTGCATAGTCAATTGCCCATAATGTAGCAGCTTTTTCGTTAGTTCCAGTTACATGTTGTAAAGCAACACCGTTTGTATATCTCTCACCAGCAATAAACGTATTTTCGTTACCACCTTCACGAAGGTCAGCAATCCATGCGTCAACAACTAGACCGATGTCTCTTTGACACGTAGAGTTAATTTTAAGTACAGTGGGAAACTGTGCATCAGCAGCAAGGAAAGCCTGTTCTACAATATATCCGCGCGCCTTCTCGATCATATTTGCAGCATCAAGCGTAACCGAGTTTGATTGATATGCTGCACCAACCTGATCACCAGTATCTGCGCCCAGAGTCGATGATGGGTTAGGAACGAATTTTGGTCTAATAACAGTTTTTCTTAAATCATAACCAATAACTGAAGTACCGCGAGGAACGACAATACCACCATTCTTAGGGTTGAACTTATAAAGTTCATTTTCAAATGTACTGAAAGTTAGGTTTGAAGTACCAATAACACCTGGTCTGTTGTCAACTGTGTAATCACCAGGCATAACCATAATGGTATATGCTTCAAATCTGTCATTTTCGTGATCACCACCAGCGCCGGGGTTACTACTTCCTGTATCAGCTACATAACTTCTTCTAGCGGCTTCAAGAAGTGCTCTCTCAATAGTTTTGAAAGGAGTGTTTACATTACCACCAGTATTACTAATCGAGTCAGTTGAATTTAAGTCAGACTGATTGACATACAACATGATATTTGTTGCATTATCAAAGTCTGGGTTAGTACCACCAACAATACTACCGGCTGTATCAGTTGCATCTCTATATGTCTTTAGTTTACCATCTGCACCAATGGTAAATCTCTTAATTCCTGCAGTTGCAAACGAAATTTCATTTGCGCCTGACTGATACATACCAGTGTCAGTATCCCCATTAAAGCTGACAGCAGGTAAATTACCTGTCATCTGAGGTTCGTTTTGGGCATTAAATTTAATCTCAACACCAGGTGCAATTCCACCTGAGGTTACTCTTGTTAGAGCCATGTGTATTATCTCCGAGCGCTTGGATATCCTGAATTTATTTATACAACAAAAACCCTTTATTTATCAGAATTTTTCCGTTATAAAACAAGATATTTACGGAGACAAAATATAGGACGAGAGGGACTTGAACCCTCACGGCACGAATGCCAACAGATTTTAAGTCTGGTGTGTCTACCAATTCCACCACCGTCCCAAAAAGGGCCTAAGATCAATTTTGGCCCGGGATTTTTTTGCCGACTTTTTGGTAAACAAAGTCGGGATTTCACTGAGGTTTGAACCTCTTATCTATACATTATACTCAATGTTCCGTGCGATGTCAATAAGTATACTCTATCATATCATCAGACAAAGATTCATTGATGAAGGTACACATTTGAACAAATTCATTAGCGGTATTGTTCTCAACGTCTACCGACTCTCCATCATGACCTATCAAAGTGACAACTCTTGTTAACATATTAACTTTAACTGAATGTAAAGTTGATTCGGGTCTTACGTCCATTAAGATTCTCCTATCCTAATACCAGTATACTATAAAAAATACCAATTGTCAAGCGTTGATGGTGAGTGGATGCATATTCATTCCTACCGCCATTGACTGTTTAAAGCTAATACCTTGAGAAGTGTCTGACATTATACCAGTTGTTTGTAAGAATTTTGCACCAACAATAGATTCCCATGATACAGCAGCTTTTGTATAAGATGACACTCCTAAAGTATTCTTTTGATCAGCAGATAATTTATTTTCACTCCATATTCCAGTACCAATCTCATTAAAGGTACCACCATACCAATCTTGTTCACTTCCTAATTGAGTTTTATTTGATAATCCAACACCGATTTCAAAATTACTCCCAATTCTATTCGAGATATTGTTACCTACAACTTGAGTAAAATTATTAAGTCCTACATGTTTGTTGTAGAATGTAGTAATAACATTGAATGATCCCATACAGAAATTGTTTATTTCATTAACCCAATTAGTTGCAACTGGAGAGAACAATTCATATTGACCAGATGCAGATAGTCCAAGTTTAGAAGCAGTTAGTGCTAATCCATTTGTAGCTTCTATCCTGGAGTCATTTTTGAATATTGATTTATGTTCTCCATAATAAGTTATTGCACTTTCCTTATTTACAGACATATTATAGTGACCTAAAACTTCTAAGTGGTAGTCTTTACCAACTTTTAAGTGATAGTTACCATCAACCATCATGTTTACATTTCCATGTACAATGATGTCATTATCTTTAACTACAACTTCTGTTTTTCTCTGTGCATTAGTAATTCTGACATCACCGTTATCTGAGATGTGAATACCAGATTTACTAGGACCATGTTCAATAACAAGCCTTGTATTATATGGGGTATCATCCATCAATACCATTGTGCCAGTTTCAGAGAACTGTCCTATAATTCGTGTGTACTGTGGATTTAATTTACCTTTGACACCAGTGATTGATGCACCAACACCCTTACCACTACCAATACCACAATCTAAAGCAAAACCTATTGCACAAGAATCAAAAGATATAGCGTATGGATCTTCAGTGTCTTTATAACAACCAATCTTCAGAAGTTGGAAGATAAACTCTAGAACACTAGTTACATTGATCTGAGATAAGTCAGATAGATTTTCTATATCAATACCACTGATACCAGATGCAATATCATTAACGGTATCAATTACTTGTTCAACTAGATCTGTGATGTTAAAAATAGTCTCAAAAATTGCATCGAATACACACTCAACCGAGTCAATGATATCCATTGCAGTATTAAGCAATGTATTGATAGCATCTTCGATAATACCAAACAGACTATCGATAAGAGCTGTATCAAATGTACATGCAATCTGTCTTATGATAAACATGATTGCTTCAGTAATAGTCTTGGTTACACCAGGACCAGGTGAAGGAATGGAATATCCAAGTGTATTCATGATCTGAGTTACTTGACCCATTAACCATGATTTAATCTGATTAACAAGCCAGTACAAAGAATTCTTGATCATGTCAAGATTATCATCAACAATTGATTTGATATCAACTATAGTATCGGTAAACGTTCCTAGAATCTCACCTTTCTTTTTATTTCCATCTTCGTCCTTGTCAACTCCCAGGTATTCACTCTTTGTTATTAATCTAACTTTAGTGCCAGGTTCATGAACTACTGCTTTGGTTCCGTCTCCACCTCTAACAACTGATACAAATTTTCCTTCTTCTTTATTAGTATAGGTTACCTTCTCACTACCTACTTGTAACCATCCATTCCATGGAAAGTCTTGTGTGTCTTTTACAAATAAAGTTTGATCTTCTGTATCAGTATCGACAGTAATTTCTGTTTCTGCATTATCAACTTTTCTTGCTTGTGCTATAGCTGTAGCTACAGCCGTTACAGCATACGAAAGATTATTATTTAATGTTTTACCACCCGCATTTTTTCCATCTCCAATGGGAACATTCGTGAGTTTACCAGAAGGATTAGAAACAGAATGTTCTGCTACCGCAGCAGCTTCTGATGTAGATGATCTTTCTTCAGGAGGAGTTGCTGCTTCGTTGACTCCACTCTCTGATGTATTCTGTTGTCTAATTACATTGTCAACCCCCCTGAAATAGTCTTTTGCTTCTTGACTATTTTTATCAAAAACTGGTTTGATCTTACTGAGTAGTGTACCTAATACAATAGGTTGTTGACAGTCTGGATAGTCAAGAAAAAATCCTATGACAAAACTTCCTGCTTTTAATTGAGCGCCAGCAGATCCTGCCCCATGAACACCCGGAGATGTTGTAGGTCCAGATACAATAGCCCAGGGTAAATTAGATGGTTTTTCGTCTGGTCTATGATATCCAAGAATGTTTACTTTAACTCTACCGAGTTTTGCATCCTTGTCATCAGCATTTTTTACTGTACCCAACCACCATTTAAAGTCATCGTTTCCTATGAAACTGGTAGAAGGTTGTGAAGGATTATATGTTGACATCAGTCTTCATAGATACGACATTCGTCTGCGTCTGGTTCCATTTCACAAAAAAGTTCTAGTGGAGAAGGATCATGATGATCTCCTGCCTCAATTTCTTTACGATGATTATGAGCATAGACTTCCAACTCGTGAAGTTCTCCTTCAATGTGACGACGTTGGTTTGGTGAAGTCAGTGGATTGTCAAGGATTTTTTTATCCTTCTCAATATGTTGTTCTATATTTTCCATGATTGTTTAGTTAGTACCGTCTAAGTTTGTTCGATTCTCAAATCGTTTTGTGTCAGGCATTGGTTTTCCTCCATAGGAATCCCTAGATAATGTAATGTAAGTACGAAGTTCACTTCTATTTAGAATACTATGTTTAATAGATGTAACTAGATACCTACCACTAGCTCTCTTGTCTGGTTTGACATTAGTTGATGATGATTCAGAAGGTGATGGAAGATCTATGTTGATAACATTACCAGCTCTATTTTCTAAATCACCAGGAACAGTTATGTCGATAGTATTATACTGCATAAAATAGTATCTGTAAAATGCTTTCTCAAAGTTTTTGTTCATATCATCAATATTATCTTTCTCACTATCACTTTGATTATTATCCCAATCACCAAACGTACTGATTGTAGATGGTCTATAGATATATCTACTACCCCTATCTAACATTTGAACTTGACCATTACTTAAGTATGGTTTAGTTTTCTCTAGATGAGAACTCTTGTCCCAAAATTCATCAGCATTAGTTTTAAATACTCGATAGGTTGCTCTATTTACATCCAAATAAATTGCTTGGTGACAAAAAGCACCTGCTCTCAGGTCATCATAAACATCAAACACTTTAGGAAAACTAAAATTCATAACCCTGTATCTATCAGCTGCTGATGTTGATGTTACATCAGCGTTTGCTTGAGAATACTTATATCTAATATCAGGAGCAGGATAAGATGGTTGATCTATTAATTGATCAATAGATTTAAATCTATAACCTTCAAATGTTTCATAGAAAAGGAACCCAATAGAATCTTTTTTATAATCAGGAATAGATCTAATTGATAACCAATTAAATAAATCAAAGACTCTCCAGTTAGGAACATACATGTCAAATGGAAACACTGAATTATCTTTTTCAAATGGTTTTGTAGAGAAACCACTTCTTCTCAATACATCTTCGATAACTGTCTCAGAATTCTTTCCATCTATCCTTTCACATATTCTAAAGTTTTCGTTTCTTAGTCCCTCAATAGAAACGGCATGAATAATATATGTCTGATCTTTCTCAATAATTGTACGTGCATCTACTTTATAGATGTAATAATTTAAATCATATAATTTATTATTACTTGCAATTTTTATCTGAATTCTTTCTTGACCAACAATTGGCATACTACTGATCAAATTCTGTCCAATATCTTGAATCAGTAGTTCTGCCTGAAGAGCAGAAGATACAACACTTTCATATAAATTAATCTCCAATACAAGTTTTTTTATATCAATAGCTTCGCTATTATATACGTTGTATAGAGTTACTTCCTTTAAAGAAAAGTCTCCAGAAAATTGATTTGCCATTATAACCTACTAAGGACTTGATTAACCTGCTTCCTATCTTTATTTAGAGTGAAACCGGTAGTATGTACTCCTAAGTTTTCTTCTTTAACATTGTTTATTATGATTGGTTGTTCTGTAATTTGATTAGTTTTTATCTTTTCATTAATTACAAACTCAGTACTCATAGATGGCATCATTGAACCAGGTGGTGATTTCTTTGATAGTGCAGCAGCTGTTGTGGGTTTAATCGATCTATCAACAGGGTTATAAGATAAATCTGGTGGACTTATTTTTCTATTTGGTATCGGATTTAATCCACCAACTTGTCCACCAAGTGGCATATTAGAATACTTATTAAACTTTGAAATACGATCGTCTAAACCATTAAGTCCACCATTTATATTACGAGTGACAGTACGCATACCAGGCATACCCTTTCTAGCAGCGTTTCTGTCTACTCTATCTTTCCAATAAGCAAGAGCAACTTTTGCTGCGTTTTGAGGCTCAGCAAGTTTTTCTGGATTCTCTACTGCATCTGCTACGCCAATCATAGGACCGTATTTTCTATAGTTTGCGCGCCCTGTAATCTGGATGTAGCCTCTACCTTTAAATCTTTTTCCATCGCCTGGTTGAGTATTGCCGAGATCACTTCTACCCTCATAAGCTGCCCCACTAGCAATCTCTTCCATATAAAGTCCATCAGCAGATTCATGACCAACTTGTGCCATAAACATGATACGTTCATTTTTGTCTGTAATACCACCCTTATCCATAGTCTCTATCATGAGATTCATATAATCAGTATTGGTTAGAGAGATATTAGACGAAGATCCATCATTGATTTGTGTATCTTGACCTTCATTACTAACGGAATCTTTCTTATCCGTATCTGTAGATCCACCACCAAACCAACCATCATATAACAGTCCACCAAGATCTCCACCAACCCAACCACCAAGAAAAGCACCAAATGGTCCGCCAATAGCAGCACCAATAGCACCAATCAATGCAGTACCTATTGCTTTAAAAGCAGACCTAGCAGGAGGTTGTTTGAATACAAATACATCCAAGAAGAATTGTAGGATAGCACCAATAAAAGGAATCCTACTAATCATTTTGGTAAATCCTCTACCAACTGCACCAAGAAGTTTAAATAAACTCTTACCACCAACTTTGATAATAAATCTCCTCAATGGTTTGAAGAGTTTACTCATAAAAACTTTACCTAGAGTCTTGTTCAAAGATTTCTGAACAAAATTCTGGATCATCCTAATTGGTTTTCGTAAAATTTTATTTACAAACTTACCAAATTTTTTGAAAATTTTAAATACTTTTTTTAGATCTTTAACTAACTTGAATGGATTTTTTAACCACCTAAGTACAAAGAAACTTCCTATTAATTTAAGAGCTCCACTAAATCTTTCTCCAATACTTCTATCAGGTCCAAGAAGTTGTGACAATCCTGTTAAAGTATTATCAATAAATCCTTCAACAAAAGAGTTGATAAATTTAAATGCATGACCCATAAAGGTAACAATACCTTTTACAGCTTCTTTATTTTTTGGATCTGATATCCAATTTAAAGCTGCAAACGCTATAATGTCACCAAAGAGTCCAAAGATATCTCCAAAGACATTTGTTACCTTACCTTTAATTTTTCTACCGACGCCAAAGATATCTCTACCAGGAGTTTTTCTTTCTTTCTTCTTCTCCTTTTTCTTTTTACCTTTTAACTTATCAGTTTTTTTAGACGCTTTCTTTTGTTTACTTTTTAAATTAATTATTCTTTTAAGAGATTCTAATAATTTTTTAAGAGCATCTTTAAAGCTTTCTTTTGACTCTTCAGCTTCTTGAGGTGGTGCATCATCAACATTGACTCTTACATTCTCGGTAGAAGGATTTTCATTAGAGAACACTTCTGTGAAAGGAACAATAGCACCTTTTCCTCCTCCTGCAGCTGCACCATTTAATGCATCTAGATCACGTTCCTGTTGAGCAAATCCTCCAACATCAGATTCCGCTTTTTGTCTAACATTTTGTGCTGCTTTAACACCAGAGACAACACCGCTTTTGAAAGCCTCTGTGTTAATTTTAGAACCCATCTTCCCTTTTTTAAAGAGGGCTTTTCTCTCAGATGGTGAAAGATATTCACCTGTTTCTGGATTTATACCGTGAGCAGTTACGTTAATATCTGACATTTACTTATATCGCAAGACTATAAATTGCCCACAACCCAGATGTAGGAAGTGTACCCCCAACAGCTGTTTCCGATGCCTTTTGGGTTGCTTGAGTGGAAGTTGAATTATTAATAACAGTAGGACTAGATTTTTTAGATCCACCAGAAGATAACGATCTACTTTCCCTCTGAGCAGATCCTAAATTAGATCCCGATGATGAGGGAGTCGGAGAAAGCTTTGGTGGGGTTGATGGATCATTTTGATGTTGTGGAGTAATTGATGCTGGTGGTGCGGAAGGTTCTCCTGTACCCGGAGAGGATCCATATGTAGGTTTACCATTAGTAATATAATTAATAAAAGCTTCATGACCAGCAGATTCTGCCTCCAAGTGTAGGTGATCTGCATAATTACCACCAGTACTACCCTGAGTTCCTATAATAGTTCCCGCTTTTATTTTATCTCCAACTTTAACTTTACCAAATTTACTCAAGTGAGCAAATAACATATTTCCAGTAGCATTTTTTAAGATTACTGTATTTCCATATCCACTGAACGATTGAACGTGTGTTACCTCAGAGTCTAATGGAACTGGAATATCTGCATTGGGAGCGGAATTTAAATCAGTTCCATGTAACAGTGTATAGTCTCTTGGCCAACCATCCTGTCTCTTTGGTTGTTGTTCTCCATGATGAAGTCTTATAGAATTAAATGAATATGATTTACCTGGTTTTAGTGACTTGTTAACACCACCACCATTACTACTAAAATATTTAATGTTACCAGAATACCCAGAAGAATTTCTTTCAGTTTTTGCGTCCTTTTTAGTGTCTGCTGATGAAGTTACTGGATCATCATCCTTATGTTGTCCATGTTCTTTATCAAACGCTGCAACTAGACCCTCAACTTTAGTTGCATCTACACGAACTGTTTTATTTTTTTTACCTCTACGTGTTGCAACTTCTTTTCTTGTCGTGACCGACCAACCATCTTTCTTTCTTGTGAAATTATATGTTACACCATCTAACTCAACAGATTTTGCTGCGTTTACCTTGACACCATAATTCTTATCACCAAGATCTGCAGTACCAGAAGTTTTTGTTATGGGTTTAGTTGCTGGAGGTTGTGATGGTTTATCTGGTTTTGGAGTAGATTTAGCACCACTAGTACTTCTTCTATTATTTCTTCTAGTCTGTGTATTTTTATTACCACCACCACCACCACCGCCGCCAAAAATATTACCAACAGCATTAGTAATACCAGTCCATGCATTACCAAGTAATCCTTTAACAAAACCTGCAGCACTTCCAAGTAAACTTCCTACATTACCCAGATCAATTCCCTTGAGTGGATTGTTAAACAGTCCGCTAACAAGATCACCAATTTTTGTTATTGCACCACCAGTAATTGCATCTAATAAAGAACCAAGAATTCCTGGTACAACTTCTATTAATGTTTTAGGAACCTCCATCAATGTGTTGAAGAATTCCCCTGGATTTGTTAACCACTTAAGCTCAATAACATCCTTGACTACATTAAACAAGGACATGAATATTTTAAATCCGCCACCAAAAAGTTTCTTACTAAATTCCCACCACGGTTCAACAAAGTTCTTCCACATGAACTTTAAGGCACCTGGAATAGCTCCTATAAACTTAACGAGTTGCGTTACCTTTTCTGTATTTTTTGGATCAGCAATCCAATCTAAAACTTTATATAAAACAAAGTCCTTAAAGATTCCCATCAAGAAATCAAATATATTACCAAGACCTTTTTTAGCAGCTGATACTACAGGATTTTTTTTCTTCCTTCCTTTCTTTGCTTTCTTTTCTTCCTGTTTATTTTCTTCTTCGTCTCTCTTCTGAGATTCTAATAGTTTTCTTTCCTTCTCTTGGTCCTTCTTTGTATCTTTATATTCTTTGTTATCATTATCTAATTCTTTTACTTCAACTTCAAGAATTTGATCAGCGGTTTGTTTTATCTGTTCTAACAAACCAAGTACGTTATCTTTGGTAGGTCCAGTCTTCACAATTGCAGAAGATTTTTGACTGGTTGGTCCTACTGATGGAGTTAAAGCTCCTCCTTCGTTAATGGTTCTACCTTGTACAGCAAGACCACCGTTCTCAGATCTAGTAATAGCAGAGTCATTTGTTTGCTTAACCAATCCCCCACCACGATTACCTCCACCTCTACCACCGACGCCACCACCTCTCATGGTGTTCCTTGCGCCTTGTCTTACTCCTGATCTTATTCCTTGTCTTAATCCGCCCTTAGCTCCCGCTCTAACACCTGTCATCAGAGCAGAACGTCCTCCCATAAGAGCACCACGACCCAATCCTCCTAGGAGTCCTTTTATTAATGGTGCTGCTGCAGCGGCGAGTGGAGCTGGCATATTAACTCTGTTGGTTCTTTTGACGTTCGTTTTCTTCTTTAATATAATCAACTAGCATCTGAACATAAATCTCCCTCTCCCAAGGAATCATATTATCCAATTCAGTTAAACTATATTTGTGGTGTTGCATCATAGCAAAATTAACTTGGTAATAATTTTCAAGTGATTCATGGGATAGGGCTATCAGAAAAAACTTGCTAGACCCTCAATTACTACTTCACTGGTTACCTTAGTATTTGGATTTGTAACAGAGATTGTATGAGATAATTTTGGCATAGTCTCAAAGAATTTCTGTACCTTCAAGAATTGTTTTGTATCCATTCCTTCTAAAAATTCATTGATCTCTTTCTTAGAACAATTAGAAGCTTCATATACCTCTTCACCCTCTACAATTTGATTAATGCACATAGATGCAATTTCAAATACATCATCCACATCTGACGATGAATCATCAGACATATTATTTTTAATGAATAGATCCATACTTGGATACTTCATCACAACTGACACATCATCATTCATTTTTATAATGTTTGAATGATCTTCCTGTTTGTCAACAACAATCTCATCCAGATCAATTTGAACATCTACTGTAGTTTCATTGTCATCAGGACAAGTAATCTTTAGATCTACAGTTTCACCTACAGATTTTCCTCTAATATTTAAGAAGATATATTCAATATCAAACAGAGCAAGATTATCAATTTTAAATCTAGGTGTCTGAATGCAGTTAGATAAAATAGTTTTAACTGCATTTGCCATCTGATTTTCATCCTCAGTTTCCATAGCAAGTAAAAGAATTTTTTCTTCCTTTACTAGGAAAGGTCTGTACTTAATTTTTTTACCTGTAGATGGCACAACCAACTCATAAGTTGGCGTAGAAAGTTTTGGTAACGTCATTACAACTCCGTATAATCTAGAATACTATCTGAAGTATTTATACACCACTTAGGTAAGGAGTCCAATCAATGAATCTATAATATCTAATCCAGATCCACCATTAATAGGATCCCTAAAGTTAACAGCAGATGAAGAGTTGAGAGTTGTAGTTGTAAAAGTTTCATACTCAAAACTTACACCTAGTTTTGACATAGATGTCTCCTCTCTACTCAGTGAAACTGAAGATATATTTGATGGGAAAGCTTTAAATATTTTTGTAGCATGTACTGGAATTGATCTATAAAATTTAGTACGGTTATTACCGTTATCATTTTGTATATCTGGAATTATATCTCTAACAGAATATGCAGTTCTTTTATCGCTTGGTTCCCTGCCATTCACAGTTCCGTTCATAGATTTTTCATACTTTACAATTATAATATCAACAGTATAGTCATCTCTATATGATGATCTAAAATTTTGTTGTGGAGATCCTATCCCAACTAAGTTTTCTAAACTCAATCTTTGATTTGCATAACCATAAATCGAATTGGTCCATAGGTCAAACAAATTTTTTATTTGAGAATCAGCATCAAGCATAAAAGATAATTCCATCTCACTGAATACTGCACCATAAGCATATTTTAGATTTGGTGTATTAGTAATTCTATAGTCACCAGTTGATATCTGTAAACCAGGCATCGTGGCTTCATCACAATAAAGTTTAAGCAATTGTTTCGTAGAATTCAAATTAAATTGAGGATCCTTAGATAATTGTTGAATTAATTTTGGATTACTGTCTAGTTCTATAGTGACATCATAGAAATTACTACTACTATACCCAGATTTTTTAAACTGTTCTTTAAATGTCGAATAGTTCGACATTGGCGCTACGCCAGATATTCTACTCATTGAGAAGTTTCTCCCCAGACTGCTGATTTACTATACTGTTGATACATATCATTCTTTCTAGTAACAAAACTTTCAATAGGAAGGAAGATAGATGTTTTATAATCCTCTCTATTTATTTTATAAAGAGGTGTTTCTAGTCCCGCTACAACATAATGATGATAACATTGTTTAGGAAACCTAGCTCTACCATTTTCTAATCCTAATATTATATTCATTCTAGACCTATGTCTTAGATAATGTAAGTTCGCACCAAAAAATTTTGCACCTGTACTTAGAACGTATACAAGTGGAAACTCATCATAGAATTTTAATTTAGCAGCATATGTTGCCTTGTATTCAAACATATAAAGTTCACCAGGAGTCGGTATCATAGACTCTTCCATCTCAGACATATCTGAATACAGATCACCTGATTGAAATTTCATTCTTACTGCATCACGGTACCAAGAATATGATCTTGGTTCGTTACCAGCTAGTTCTCTTATCTCTTGAAAGATACTCATACTTTGAGTTCGTCTTCTGTGATTAACATAAATTTATAATTCCTATCATCACAAAACTCTTTTGCCGCTGACCATTTAGCTTGGTTTTTGGCATACTCAGTAACTTCATAGATATATTTTTTAGTCATCCTTTGTTGAACCTTTGGTTCTTTAGTCTGTTTCTTTGGTTTAACTTCAATCAAATACTTTTGAATGTTTCCATTCATGTCTTTGACTTTTATATGAAAGTCAACAAAGTATCTATGAACTTTATTATCAAGCGGAGATCTGTAAGGTATTACAATCTCTTCACTACCCCACTCAAGTATACTAGGATTACCATCACAGTACTTCATGAATTTTAATTCCCATGAAGATCTATAAATAATATTACGGTAGTCTCCTCTATACTTAGCAGAATTTTTGGGAATATACTTTCCCTTAAGAGTGTTCATATATAGATATAGGAATAATCATACAAATATTTATGAGCCCAAGCTATGGCAACTAAATTCTTCAATAAATCTGCATCAGAAGGAGGTCAATTATATTGGCCATCTAATATAGCAGATCAGTATGATTATTTGGAGATGGAAATATTGAGATATAAACAAAGAAATACAAGACTAAAAGATCTAGCAGCAAGAGGAGGAGGAGTTACTCCAACTGTAACTCCTGCAGTATCCTCATCTAGCACCCTAGTTTCTCAAACAACACCATCCCAACCTCGGGAGACAAGTACAACTCAGTTGATTCCGAAAGGAAAAATACTATTACCAGTGCCAGATAATGTATCCTATACAGATGGACCCCAATGGTCCGATCAATCTGTTGGTGCAATAGGAAGATTTGGAGCGCAAGCAATTGCTGATATGATGGGTGGTAGTGATGCTGGCGTCATCACAGATTCTATTCAACAAGCAGCTGCAGTTGGATCAGTTGATGTAATTAAAAATGCTCTAAGTAAAATTGGTGTTGACCCAAATGCTTTATCACAAAATATTGCTGGAAGAATTGCAAACCCATACTTACAACAAGTATTCCAGGGTGTTGGAATGAGACAATTTGATTTTAATTGGAAACTTGTACCTAGAAATGAAGGAGAGCAAAAGTCAATACATAATATAATAAAAACTCTTCGTGCAAATGTATTACCAGGTTTCTCAGATGATTTTACACCAAATCAGGCGACAGATTCAATAGGAGATTTACTTTCTCCAAATCTTGAAAATAATGAAGGTTTTAAAGGAAAACAATCTGTTGACAGATGGTTGACATTACCAAACATATTCAATCTTAAATGGAAGTATGAAGGAGGTGAAATAGATTCACTACCAAAACTAAAACAGTGTGTATGTAAAAATATCTCTGTTCAATATACTCCTGACGGTGTATGGGCAACACGTATGATGGATGGAAAACCTCAACCAATTGCATATAATCTAACTATGTCATTTGGTGAAATGTCTATTGTTACAAATGAAGATGTCATCACTAAAGGTTATTAAAAAATGTTATTCAGTTCAACACCCAATTTTTTATATCCAGACTTTAAAGTAGCTGGTAAGTTTAAACTATCTAAAAATTTATTTCGTAGAGTAAGAGCTAGAGATAGTTTTAATGCAGTCTTTGCATCTTCTAGACAGTATACTATTAAACCAGGGGAAACACCAGATTCAATTGCTAATACTGCGTTTGATGATCCAGAAAAATTCTGGACCATTTTGTTATTGAATAACATAACAAATATGAATACCGAATGGCCTTTAGATCATGATACATTAGATGTTTATATTAATGACAAATATGGATCTTCTACAGACAAACCAAGACACTGGGAAACGACAGAAGTAAAAGATAGCAAACAAAATGTAGTATTAGAAGCTGGTGTAATAATAGAACTGTATACTAATAGCACTGAACAAAACCAGTCTGGTTACTACCCTAAAGTTTTTAATCAAGCATCAAATAATGGCAGTGGTGCTTTTGAAACATGGTCATTTACATATAGAGATGTAACATCGTATAATAATCAAGATGAACCTGCTAGTTTCATTGATACAACAGTAACTGCAGCACAAAATCTAACTAAGGTTACCAATAGAGAATATGAATATGCAGTGAATGAGTTGAAGAGACTTATATACTTACCAACTGCCAATGCTGTTTCTATTATGGAAGATGAAATTGCAGGACTGTTAGAATATAATACAGACTATAAACTAACTGATGACGGATATAGAATTTCAGAAAAGGTATAAAAAAGGGGGTCCTAAGACCCCCCTTCTTATTAGTCATCAAACTCAGCAAGGTTTGCAAAGAAACTCAATGCGTCTTCTTCATCTTTACTAGACTCACGAGGTTTAATTTCCTCACGAACTGGTTCTGATACAGGAGCACGAGAAGCAGTAATGTCTGGTGAATTGAATCCACGACCCTCAGACATATCCTCAAAAGATTCATTCTCTTCAGTCTCAACATCAACACGAGGTTGTTTTTTAGTATTCAAAACTGTAGTCAAACGTTTCTGAAGTTCTTCATAGGTTTTGAAGTTTGATTGTTCAGTGAAAGCAACTAGAGAATTGGTCTTAGAATAAACCTCTTCTAGTTGATCATCATCAAAGTCACCAAGAGTAGATACAGATGCAAACTCAGAAGAATCATAGTTCCAGTAACCTGCAACTTTCTTGATCTTCAGTTTGAAGTCAGCACCCTGCCAGAAATCAAATGGATTGATTGGAGTTTCATCTTCAAACTCTGGTTGCATAGCACCGATGATCTTATCATAGATCTTCTTACCAAACTTGAACAGGAATACTTTTCCTTCGTTCTCAGGATGGAGGGGATCACGGACAACATAGATGTTGCTGTAGTAGGACAGTTTACGTTTCTGTTTACGTGCAATTTCTTTATCTGAATCACGACCACTGTTCCACAGTTCACGATTCATTTCACCAACAGGATCAGACTTGTTAATCGTAGTCAACGAGTTCTCGATATACCATCCACCAGGACCTTGGAATGCATGACTAAAGAGTTTAGCCCATGGAAGGTCTTCTCCGTCAGGTGCAGGTAGGAATCGAATAACTGCATAACCATTACTAGACTTATCCAGTTCAGGTTTCCAAAAACGATCATCATTAGATGAACTTTGTTGACTACTAGCAACCTTCTCAAGTTCGCGAGTCAGTTTCTCAAATGATGAGTTAGAATTTTTTTTGAGTGCAGCAAAAGACATGTGTGTTCTCCGTATTTGTAAGTATTTGGCCTTTGTGGTCTTAACCACCTAGTAATTATACCAGATGGAGAGGGGTTAGTCAAGGGGCAACAAGCTCATCATATTATCGATGTCTGTTCTCATCCGACTAAACGCCTCAGTGACATCTGTTTCACCTTCGATCGAAACGAGTGGAAATGATAGTTTCAAAAAGTTGACAAACTCTTGTGCATCTTCTTCACTAGAATAACGAGCACGAAAATAAATCATCTCCTGCAATTCAATCATACGAGATAACTTAACCAGGTATTTTTTCATACCCTCAGTAGTTTTAATTTTTACAGACATCATAAGGTCTGTAATATCCTCGTATAGTTGCATCATTTCTGCTGCTTCAGTACGAACTATATCGTTGTCGAAGAACTGCATAACTTTAACAGAATCCTTTTGTATTTAGACTTGTCCAAAGATAGGAATGGTTCGTACTTCACTACAGTCTTTCTAATCTCAGGCCAAACAATCGGATCAGAAATATTACTAGTAAAGTACGGAACATAGTTTACAATCAGATTCAATACGACCATAGTCTCTAATGAAACATTTCCAGACAAGTGTTCTTTCAATAGAACTGGATGTTGCCCATCAACGATTCTAAATAATGAATTAAAATCTGAATGTAAATCTAATAACGATTCAATCTCTTGACTAAAGTTAAAAGACATACTCTGAATCTTTTTTTTCCAATCAGCGTATGTCTTTGATTTGTGTATAGAGATGTTACCTATCCAGGTACTCCCATCTTTTATAAAATGACTGACAAAAAATTCTATTACTTCTTGTCTGTCAAATTTTGTTCCTATTTTTTTAAAGAAATATCTATCATTTCTTTTTTCAAATGAAGACAGACTTGCTCTTGACTTACCATTAAAGGTAAAGAAATTATATTTGTCTTTGGTAAAATGTAATTTTAGAGCAAGGTAAATCTTATATACCTCATACCCATCCATATTAAATAGGAAGTTTTGCCTTAGATGATTTCTTCATGAAGCACAACCGTTGTGCATCATACTTAAGTTTTTCTTTTAGAGTTTTAGATAACAGTTTAGATACTGATTCAAACTCAATCTCATTCTCATCGCAAAAAGTAATAATAGCTTCAATGTAATTGAGTTCTCCATTATTTGTTTTTACAATGTTTTCTATTTCCATTGAGAACTTTGCAGAAGTCATAAACTTCTTATCAAGAACCTCATTGATAGCTTCTTTACTTTTATTCATGAGCAAACTTCCACTCTCGTATATACTGAGTAAGTTTTCTAATGTATTCGCTTTTGTGATACTTTTCATAGACAACGCATTCTCCATTTTCACAGGACATTATGATGACGAGTTTCTTGGTTATTATACCAGTTAACTCATATAACATGCAAGCATATGCAACAGCTTGCACAAAGTAACCTTCGATCCACTTCTCAGGTTTTGGTTTCTCAGATGTTTTAAAATCTATAACAGCAAGTTCGCCATTGTATTCTGCAATACAATCAACTGTACCAGCTATACCTAACTTCCTACTATATAGGGGAGTTTCCAGAGCGTAGATATTATCAATGTTGCCCAACTCAGTTTTAGAAAACTTAAATAAGTATTCTGATAGTGGTTGAACTGTTGGTAGTTCTTCATTTTTTAGATGATGTTCTACTAAGGTATGATAATCAGTACCTCTACTAGTTGCACGTCTAGTCTTAAGATTAGCTGCTTCTGCACCAACTCTTTCTCTCCAAGCTTTAATTGATTTAGCAGATTGAAAACTAGTAACGGTAGTAACAGAAACTAGTTTGATATCATCTTCACCAGGTATCTTATAGTATCTTTTACCATTAATAGTTACTCGTTCTAACTTATCTGGTAAGTCAATTTTTACATGATTAAACATTAAAATCCTAAACTCATCTTACTTACAAGATAACTACGAATCAAACCAGATCGAACGATATCATCAACACCAAACTCAATCATACCAAATTCTTTCATCAACTGAAGGATGCTCATGAAGTTTAGAATACCATTTCTTTCATTAGTCTTAACTAAATCAGACTGATGTACATCACCACAGAAAATAATCTTAGTGTCTTCACCAACGCGAGTAATAATAGAATCTAATTCATGAAAATTTAAGTTCTGACATTCATCAACGATTACTATAGCTTTATCTAAAGTAGTACCACGGATGAATGAGGTAGACCAGAAAGAAATAGTTTCTTGTGATTTCAAATTACCATAAAGCATTTCAAAAGAGTTGTCGTCTGGCATCTCAAACATATACTTCACCATATTCTTATATGGTATTTGATATAGGGAAGACTTATCTTCATGATCACCAGGAAGGAATCCAATCTCTCTAGTTGATACTAAAGAACGAACTATGTAAACTTTTTCGTATGGACTTTCTTCTTTTAATACTTCTTTAAGAGCAAGATACAAAGCAACAAATGTTTTACCCGTACCAGCTGCACCATACATAAAAAGGTTTTGATTATTATTCCAAAATTCAAAAACTTTTTCTTGAGCAGGAGTTAAAGGTTCGATATTAACCAACATATCATTGTTGATTGGTTTTTTTCTTTTCATCTGCTTAGCAGACATACCATTAATATCGGGTGTGAGTTTCTTTCTAGATCTTGCCATACTTAAAATCCCTGAATTGTAGATCCATAGTGACCTTTTTTAATGTTGTTAATTTTCTTTTGGAGATCACCGGGAACTTTATTTCGCCAATCACCTACTTCACTCACGGAAGAAGCACAACCTACTGACCAGTCTTTATCCCAATCAGGATTGTCATCCTTCCATGAAACATATTCTTTCATTGTCATGGAGAGTTCTTTCTTCTCTCCCGTGGTTTTATTTATTAATGGATAAGTTGGCATAGTTAGACCCAGTTAGGTTTACGTTTTGGCAGACGAAGATAATTAGATGCAACCCAAGGTTTGCTGCTGATGTACATCTTGTAAGCAGTAATAGTATCAATGCTTGTGTCAAGTTTAAATTCATCAGGCATTGCACGAACAAAAGGAGTAAGTTCTGAAAAATGGAGAGCGTCTAGTGGAAAGATTTTATCTGCATGTGCAAGAGTATGAAGACATGAATGAATCTTTCCATATCTATTAGAGTACTCTTCGCATAGTGAAAGACCATGACGAATCAACCATCTAGCATTTGATACAGTCTCATTTGCCCATACCGTACATGGATGGTTCCTGAATGCCCCCTTATCGGTCTTGTAGGGGGTTCCATCTGACTTAGGAAGGGTTCCGTACCCGTGTCCCCATTTGTCAGAGGCGACGATAGAGAGCATCTGACAGCACTCTAAGGGCATCTTAACGATGTGCTTGTCCGGTAGGACAGCAGCAGATTTCTGGGGAGATTCATCAGTCACAAAAATATTCATAATTAATTAGACCATTCAAGAGCTTCAGATACAGTTGGAAATTGTTCTATGAAAATTTGTTTACAAGATTCAGCGACTTGCATATGTTCTTTCTGAGTACCATTAGCAGTCCTTAGATTAATATAATGAATCCAAGAACGGCAAGAGCCTGTCATATAAATTCTTGTTCCTACACAAAGTGGTAGCACATTTCTGGCACATTCCTTTGCAACTCCACGTTCAAGCATTTGTTGATATAATGCCATGGAAGAATCAAAGAGAGTTTGCATCTGTATCTCTAGATTTTGGATAACAAAATCATCCAAATCATCAATGGAGTTCTGACGATTTTTTGTGTCTTGTCGGCGTAACTCTGGAAGAGGAATTTTATTCGCTAACATAGAACTATCAGCATACCGTTGAGAAAACTCTTGAAATGTAAAGCTACGATGTCTCAAAATTTGAGCAGCGATTGCTCTAGTAGTTTCGATCTCAAGAGTCATTGATGACTGTTCAAAAACAGACCAGTGATTATGCTTGATGCAATATGCAAGTAGTCCTGCATATTTTTCATTATTTTGATTGGATGGATTAGAGACTCTAGCAATATATGCCATAGTCTGTTCAGCATCCGGTGTTACCGAAATTAATTTTGTAATCATAATCATTTTTTCTGTTTAGTGTCATCCTTTGCAGTGTAACCCCATAGTTTAGGAATTACTGATCCAGCAGTCCATGTCATTCCTTTCATGACATTACCGTACTTATCATAGTAAGCATTAAAAATGTCAACAGTGAACCCCATGACAATATCATACCACACTTCGGTACCGTTGTCACACTTTATTAAGTATGAGTTTCTTGGAAGACTCTTATCTTCTGCTGCAGCTGCATCGCAATTTATATGAATAACTATAACCGAATAAACTGATTTAAAATTACTTACGTCAGTGCTTGTTAGTACCATATATTTTACGATCTATTTCCCCACTGAATTTCTGGATACGCTTCAGAAATACATGCTTTAGTAATTTTATATCTTTTACTAAGTTGCTTATCTTTAGTAAGACATACAACTTTAGATTCAGTTTCATGAAGTCCTTCCAACAATTGGATAAACATCATTTCTCTACGACCCTTGGCAAGTTTATCATTACCACCCTTAACGAAGTGGTATAACTTTTTATACTCATGATAAAGCAGTGTATGTTCTGTGCCCTCTGGACTATCGTTGGGAGTGTATGGAACATCACCAACTGGGAGCATACTCTTCACACTCTCATCATATGCCCAAATAAGAATAGATTGTAGAGCAGGACTCTTATACTTCTTAAGTAGAGCAACTTTTTCTTTTTTAGTTTTAGCGTTTGAAATCTTTTGAAGAACTTCAGAGATCAATAATTTTTCTACAGGTAGTTCAGCCATAGTTAAAAATCCTCTATATCATTTAATAGTGTAGTCAGTTTGTTTTTTAAGAAGTACTCTAGTGTAACTCCTCGTTTTACAGTACTATTTAACCGTTTAAATTCTTGGACAATTTCTACTTGAATGTCTTCTGGAATACAACTTAAGTCAATTAGTTTTTTATTGCGTTCATAATTTTTTAGTTGAACGTCTGTGCAAAAACTCTTTGGATCAGCAGTAATCCACTTTACCAAATTTTTTTTGTTTATAGGTTTTTGTCTCTTACCAGATACAAATGTATCATCATCAGATAAGAAGTTTGGAATACCATCACTACGATCTCCCTTGATAATATGTTCCATTAGATATTCTTTAGGATTATCTAAAGTAACATATTTCTTTTGGATAGGATTGTATTGAGATACAAAAGAGTACTTACTAAGTTGGAGAAAATCTTTATCACCAGAGAGAATCAGAACTTTATCTGGTGTATCCTGATCAGAGTTATGTTTGACAAGGACA